TTAAGTCTTGCATCGAACACTCTATCACTAGAATCCGCTAAATACAAACTGTTTATTTCATCGTACTGATAATATCTATTCGTCGCAACCTCTTTAACGTAAACTGATAGTGTGCCATTTGAAATAAACTTAAGGTCATCAGTATTAACAATATTGTTTACAACAACAGGAAGTGTTTCGTACTCTTCGCCCATAGCTGTATAAACAGGGTACTGCTCTACTGTACCTTGATATAATACAACATTATCGTTGAGAGCGTTAAGTGATTCAGTAGATGTTGTAGTCTTTGAAAAACTATAATCCTTTAAAAATGTATATTGTATATCATCAACAAGAAAGTATGAATATTTACGTATAGCGTATGTTCCTACTGATAAGTTACTATTAGCAGTAGCGTTCAGTGTGCATAACGATGTTTGCTTGCCTGTTGGCTTATAACCAACAAGGTTTACAATCTTATTCATGTTCTCATACAGAGTAGCTTGAGAGAATGTTGATTCAGATGCTGTTGTGTTCAAATAGAACATCAATACATGGTATGAGTATGCAACTATGTCAATAATAGATGACAGATTACTGCCATCATAGATTTGATCTGTAAAGTTCTCATTGGTATTAAGACGTTTAATTATAAAATCCTTTAGAGTAAGAGCATCGAAGGATACATACGCATCCTGAGGTAGTTTATAATCAATATTTTGTTCTGGTTTCGACATAATTAGTAGTATCCTGTACTGTTGAGAGTATTTTTAAGAGATATTCCGTATATATTTAGCGATGGTATATCAATCTGTAGTGTTATATCGTACTGATTGTTATCCGGATCTGGTTCAACTAAAACACCGCTTACTGTTACTCGTGGTTCAAATCGCGGTAAGTTATTAAAGATATCATCTCTTATGAAGAAAGCAGTATCAGATGTGATAGGTTCAAATAAGTACTGCCTTAAATCAATACCATACTCTGGGGACAAAATCTTCTGTCCAGGTGATGTAAGAAAACAGGTCCTAATACTGTTCTTTACAGCGTCGAGATCAAATAAAGCTAATACATCATTTAATTTGGCTCTTGTATTGAGTTGATTATTGTATGTATAACCACTTTCTAAGTCGAGTAATAGATCTTTATACAGAAAGCCTTGGTCCAGCGAGGCCTCTTTCTGCTTAGTAGGAGCAATATTTGTAAGTTTTAAACTTATCACTCCAATATTTATAGATTAACACTACTTATTACCAGTCAGAACAAGCAGCAGCGCGTGGGGTTCCAGGCTTAGCACTTGAACACTTGTGTCTTGCTCTAAATGACTTACGTCTCTTCGGATTAGACTTTTTGACTCTCATATTCGGGTCACCCCAGTGGATTCGCTTGTAACCTTTACCATCTGGGTTCTTCACACACTTAGTATACTTTTTACTTTTAAGGGGTGATGAAGCTTTTTTGGTAGCTCTAGTACATCTTGATCCTTTTGATGCTTCTGTTAGCAGCTCGTCTACTAGTTTGTCGAATTCCATATATTTATTTATCGTCCAGCATAAATATTCTCATGACAAGTCGTAAGAAGTTCGTTACCTTATATGAGTCTTATATGAGAAGATATCAACGTGGTGGATTCCAAGTTGGTGATGTGTTTGTTTTTAATAAAAATTTTAAGAATGATGAGAGTTATAAAAGCCTAGGTCAAAACATTAAAGATCATATTGATCAGATGATTGAGACTGGTCTACATATTAGAGTAGTTAACATTAAAGATACTGCTCCTCAAAGATATCCTGCCAGTGATGCAGGTGCATCGCTAACAGTAAATCTCGATCTTGCAGTTGATACTGGTGGTGGTAGATATATGCATTATGTAACTATTCCATGCTGCCTTGGCGAACCTGTTACTTATGGTCAAAATCTTCCTCCTATTCCTAACGCTATGAAGCGTAAAGACAGAGTTAATATCAAGCCAGAAGAGTTTGTTGAAGATGAAGAGAATCCTTCAAATAAATCAGAGCGTAAACTTGCTAAGAAAAATACTGTACTAAAACATTCAAAAGGACCTGTAGAGAAAAATTACGCAAAAAATCTGACTGAAGCATACAGCGAAGTTTTAACTAATAATCTGTAACGATACATATAAATAATAACATGAGAAAATCTGATAATCTACTTCTTGAAAGTGCATATAGTTCTGTATTGCTTAAGTCGCAGTTGTCCAACTTAACTGTTAGACAACTAGAAATCGTTATTGAAAACGCATCCCCGTATGAGCTCGATGTTATCGAAGAGCTTTTCGGTGGAGTAAAAAGCTTGTTTAAAGCAGGTCAAAAAGGTGTACAAGGCGCTGCTACAGCTGTTAAAGGAGCTGCACAAGATGCTGCTTCATCTGCTAAAAACGCCGTTCAAGGTGCTGCTACCGCTGTAAAAGGTGCTGCACAAGGAGCAGCTCGTGCCGCTACTGCTGGTGCACAACAAGTAGGTAAAAACGTTAAGAACCTTTACCAAACTGGTGAAGCAGAAGCAGCTGCTGAAAAAAGAAAGCAAGAAGTTGCAAAATCTGTCGATATGATGGTACAACAACTTGAAGCTTTGAAGCAAGCTAATCCAAGAATCAGTCAGGAGATTGGTGATATTGCAGACATGACAGTCGGTCAAATTCAATCCTTAGTTAAACGTGGATTAGAGTCTAAGCAACGCGCTTCTCGTGCAGCAGGTAAAACAGGAATTTTTGGTGGTGCAGGAACAGCTGCAGCTAACGCTTATAATCAAGCCTAACACCCTTCAAGTGCTATCCAGCACGCAAAACAGTTAATTTCGTGATCACTCACGAAGCTAGCGCGATAGAGATGTTCTGCAATAATTGCGATCATCTCTTTCTTTTTGCCTTCTGGTATAACTCTATCATAGATGTAGTTAAGGAAGTCCTTCATAAGAGTATCATAGTCGCCATAGAACTGCTCTTCATTTTCGATAAGATACTTACGTAGCTCGATTACCTGTTTATTAGTAATACTATCAAAAATACGAGTAAGCAACTCATTACTAGTATTAATCTTCTCAATAGCTAGTTCACCACTGATACAGTTCTTCTGAACCTCGTTAATACACTTTCTCAAGTCAGGGAAATTACTCTTAACTAGCTCGACAAACTTCTTCTTTTGATCCTCAGCTATAGTAATACCTTCTTTCTTGAGAATAGAGTACACAAATCTAACACCATCATCGAGAGTAGGTTTAATATCTAATAGCTGGCATCGTGACTGAATAGCTGGAATAATCTTATGCTTATAGTTCGCTGTAAGAATAAAGCGAGTATACTTAGAGTACGACTCCATAGTATTACGCAATGCAGCTTGTGCATTCGAGCTAAGAAAGTCAGACTCATCAAGAACAACTACTTTGATACCACCATCGAACGATTTCGTCTGAGCGAAATTCGATACCTTTGTACGAATAGTATCAATACCATTCTCGTCAGAGGCGTTAATGTATAGATAGTCGCAATCTAGTACCTCCTTAACAATTACCAATGCAGTAGTAGTTTTTCCTGTACCAGGACTACCTACAAACAATAGATTAGGAATCTCTTCACCAAAACCCTGAATGATCTCCCTAACTCTATCAGGGAGAATAACTCCCTGTAGAGTTTGAGGACGATACTTTTCACACCAAATACCTCTAAGATCTAAACTCATAATTATTTACCAGAAGAACCAAATCCATTTGCACCGCGGTCAGACTCAACTATATCTCCTTCAGAAATGCTAACAATGTAATTGCGATATACAACAAATTGTGCAATCCTATCGCCTTTTTGAATTTCGTAGTCATTGTCGGTAAGATTATACAATTTAATACCTGCGTTAGAGCGATAACCTGAATCGATAATACCTGGATGAGGAGCGATACCATACTTAAAGCCGAGACCGCTTCTACCTTCAACACGAACCCAGAAACCTGGTGTAATATCTGCAAAGTCGAGACCTACATCAACTACAGCACTTCCTCTCGCAGGGATACTCTTCGATTCAACGCTATATACATCAAAACCTGTATCTGAATCGTTATTTTTTGTTGGTAACTTAGCATCAGGGTTCGTACGCTTAAATTTAATTTTAGCATCTACACAGCGAATAATAGCGTTATCGAAACGCATTGTGTACTCGAAACTATCAGTTTCTGTTAAAGTATTTTCTGTTTCCATGCTATTATTATACGTATAAATACATAGAAGTCAATAAGTATTTTATATGGAAGATTCAATCGATGAAGCAGTAAATGATATCCTGTCGCAGCTCAATGATACAACTGCGTTATCAAGAAAGGTACCTCAAATAGAAGATGAACTTCAGAAGGAGGATCTCGAAAAGTACATTATATCAACATCAGGTAAGCTTATCAATAAAACACTTGGTATTATTGATAATGTCCAGGATTATATTAGCTCAGCACCTGAGGCGAAGGATGTGACAGCACTAGCCGAGCTTCTCAAAGCTGCATCAGCATCTATCGAATCACTAAACAAGGTATATACATCTATCGAGCGTAATAAGACCGTAAAAGAGGTCAAGCAAATGGATATTAGCTCCAGAGAGAAAATTAACACTCAGGATAACGCTGCATTTCTAATATCAAGAAAAGAAGTTATGAAAGAGCTTCTAAGAAAAGCAGATAGTATAGACGCAGATATAGTTGACATCTAACCTTTCGTAATCGGCTCCTCTTTCGGCTTACTGGTATCACCTAGTTGTCCTTGTACTGTATGAAGCTTTAGTTTAGTATTCATAGAGTCTCCTTTAATTTCAAGCTCAAATTTACGAGACTCGTCATATTCGAATACATTACCAATTAAATCAGTGCTTAATATTACAGATTTAGTTTCGCCTAACGACTGATACTCTGATAAACGCTGAACAACATACTGAGTTGATGTGTTCGTATTTATTTCTTTACTAAAAGAATTGACAAGCTTGTTAAACTCGTATAGCCTGTAAGTCTCATTACCTAACACAGTTTTAACCTCGTTAAACACTCTTTCAGACGCAGCTTGAATATTATTCCACGATGTTGTATCTGCAACTATGTATGATCCATGAGGGTCATTGTTGGTAGCAGATGATGAAGCTCCTCGAAGTGAACTATCTAGTATTAAACTACCGAGAACATTAGCTTTATAGATTGTATTGACATTGTCTGTTAACTCATTATATGTTTCTAACACAAACTCAGGAACCTTGTTTAGTATAACAACGCTCGGATCGAGTATAGCAGTATTACCAATATCAGCGATAGGTGTCTGTGTGATAGACCTGTTAAGATTACCTTGCGTGCCAAGGATGTCTGGTGTATTACTCCAGTATGGCTTATCAGAGACTAGTGAGCTTAAGAAGGATTTAAGTGGACCGTTTTTAAGCTGTGTTATATAGTAAATGATTGTATATTCATCTACTGTTTTACCGAGCTCGCTTAGACGATCAACAAAAATCTTTAACTGTTTTACTCCAGCGTGATAGATCCTCTTAAAGTTCTCCATAAGAGTCTTATCTTCATCGCTGTAGTCGCCTAGATCTTTAATGTTCTTAATAATCTCCTCTGATTGCTTCTTTGTAAGAAGAACCGCTCTTAATCTCTCGACTTTTTTTGTTAACTTAATCATCACTATCAGGATACATTGGACCTGCGAATGTTTTCACAGCTTTAATTGTGTTTCTATATGTCGCTCCCATTTTTATATGTTCGACTCCGGTTACAAACCATCGACCCAATATTTTAGTGTCGCCTTTACTCTTTTCATCTCTCTGTTTCACAATATCGATGAAAGTACCTGGCTGACGCTTAATATCACCATTAACTGTCAGTGTAATCTGATTATTACGGAATATAAAATCATTTATCATGTTAGCCTTAACAACATTTATATTCTGCTCACGAGAATATGGTAATCTATATGTCTTAAACTCGCCTTCAAGTTTTTCTTTTGTCATCGGCATATGTTTAACAGGCTTACCGTATTTTAGTTTAAAAGGATCTACGAATTTCTTCTCCCATGCCTTCCGTACATCTTTTATGCGCACCTCGTCAATATAAGAGGTACCTAAGATATCATCATAACTTATGACATTAGAGTTCATAAAAAAATTGTTGGACTCATCAAGAGTGAAAGAGTCAAATGAAATACTTGTAACGTTATTAGTGTATTCGTTATATAATGCGCTGTTAGGAGTAGCAGGATTGTTTTGATTATCTTTGAACCCGCTTGGTCCTATGATTCCGCCCGTTGTGAATACTTCCTTTACAAGATCATTGTTTTTTGCAAAAAAATCTTTACTGATTGTTTTTAACGAATACTTTCCAGATCTTTCCTTAGACAATATACCCTTAATAGGGTCTTCACCATCTTTAAAGTAATAGTACTGCAGTAGATAGTAAATTACATCAAGGTATCTATAATTAATAGACGGTACAAACGAATTTAAACTGCTTAATGTAAAATCGCCAGCTTCAAAAAAATTCTTTTCAATTTCGAAGTTGAATTCCTTTTCGAGGATATTTTTAAGTATATCGCCAAGCTTACCGCTATACGAACGACCATACGGAAACTTACGAAGAAGCATAGCTTCATCACTATCCATGAAAAAGTATATTTTACGGTTTTTCAATGGTGTTGCATCATCAATATAATTTTGTTCGCCTATAATAGTAAATGTTCCTCGAATTTCACTGCCTGATGAACCTTCTTTCTGCTTGAGAAGTATCTCAAGCTTATCTGATCCATCACCTCTATACACCAAATCTTTTTCGAGTACATTATCCGGATTAGATATATCTATAGCACCATCAGGAAAGGGATCAAATAAGTCCTCCTTGTATATAAGATTTTGTACAGCAGAATCTGCAATACTCAACTCTCCTGAGCTGTTAGATATCTTATATTCGTAGTCGTACGATATACCGTTTAGCTTAGTAGTGCCTACCATTGTATACAATAATGTTTGTTATTTGTTGAAACACGATAGGTAGTACACCTGGTTTAATATAAGATAATTGCGTACCGCCCTTTACTACAAATGTTCCTTCACCAAGCGCCTTCCTGTTAACTAAGTATATAATCCACCACAGCCTGATATCACCGTAGATCTTATATGATATAGTAGTTAATGGCATATTAGCACGTACTGTATAGTATTCTATGACACTGTCATCAATAGTAGCTGGTATCTCTATCTTCTTAAGAATATTGTAAAAATAAAATGACTTATCATCTTTCGAGGTTTCGTAAACTTTAAATATACGCTCATAGTTAACTAGATCCAACGCGCTCAAGCTTGGAATAGAGTTTTGATAATTGCCTAGACTTGTACTCATTATAATTGATCTGTATATTGTGATTTATACTCACGAGGTTCTGTATAGAGCGATTTAAATGATATACTTACTCTATAACCTTCTGGTATAATTTTCTGGTCTTTCATTTTTCTCTGACCTATAAGTTTAATACCTACATCTGCTGCTGCCCACTTAATCTTACGATAACCTGGTATCGTGACCTCCCATAATGCTGCAGGAGCAGCTGTATTACCACTTAACCTGCTCAGCTTATTGATTTCTATCAACCTACTTATAAGTTGATAGTTTTTTGAATAATCATTGTCGTTCAGTGTATTTATTAAACTAAACTCTACCGTAGCTCCTTGTTCACCAAGGTCACCATAATTGAAGAACTTAGGAGGCTCGTATAACGCTCCAGGAGTTCCTTGAAGAAACGACTGGCCTTGACCTAACGTAGTACTAATTACACTTGCAAGCTCTGTCACTGCTCCTGCTGTATTAGACCCCATAGACTGCGTTCCATTAGTGGATCCAACATAACTGTCTCCCCACGAAGTAGTTATTTGTCTTACATCATCGTTAAAGAAGGGAAAGACCCATCTATCAGTTTCTGCACCAGTAGTATCATGCAGTCTTTCATAGTATTTTATTCCGCCTCCGCCACCAGTCTGCTCAATGTTATCAACCCACGCTTGTGCGTAGTTTACTACATCATTTTTTGTAATAAGGTATGATTTCGCAAATATACGTGGAACCTCGTCAAGATATGACCCATTGACAGATGTCCACTTGTATTCTTTGTTATTAGCTACGTTATACTCACTCATCTGATATTATTTAAGCATTAGATAGTGTATACGGTGAACTACTATACCGTTGTCTACTAGACTGGGTACTTGTATTAAACGATTCATTAGAGAAGCTAGCTACATTAGCTTGAGCTCCTTGTGATGGAGCTACTATAACATTCGACTTCTTTTTTGTTACATCTAATTGCTGTCTAGCTACAGCCACCACTTCCATTAGAATTTGATTCTGCGTAAGTATAGCATTAGTCTGAATTTTATTCTGACTAATACTAATATCATTAGTCTGAATCTTTACATCAATATTACCTGCTTTAATATTAGAAAGCGTACTCTCAGGGTTAAGTAGAGATTTCTTAGGAGCCTCTACAGGAGCAGCTTCTTTAGACTGTTCATTAGTATTATTACTAATCTTAGATCTTATAGCTTTAGCTCCCAATAACGAGATTCCTGAAATAAAACCTACAGGTGTCGACATAAGAAGAGCAGCTGCAATAGTAGATTTAGACACCCCTCTATCTGTACTTGTAGGAGGCGTAGTTGCAGTAGTTGCAGTTTTTACTGCTTCGCTCGAAACATCAACGCTTTGAGGCTCTGTATATTCTATAGGTGCATCATCACTAAGAACGCCTATTAACCTTAATGCATCTTGCATAACAGCTGGTAACTTAGATAGCTTAGACTGTATATATTCTTTAATTCTTACCCCGAACGGCTTTGCTGGCTGCGAGTTCAGAGACGATTGTTCTGATTCTTCTGTAAACAGACTTACTAACCAATCATAACCAAATAATAACTGGTCTGACAGACCAGGAGGTAAGAATATAAACATACCTTGAATTAACTTACGTACACCGCTTCCCACATTACCAGCCATAATTAGCTTTACCCCTTCGTATATTGCCATAAAATTACCGATAACAGGTATATACGGTAGTACTTTCATCAATTTTGGGCCAATTAGTTTCTTAATGTAATTCATTCCACTTGAAAAACTAAACTCGAAACGAGACGTTTTCGTTGAACTGCTGCCACCACTCGTAGCAGATGGATCTGCAGGTGTTTTGAATAGGTCATACAATAGCAACCCACCATCGATTATATACGACGCAATATTACCTACACCTGGAATAAAGTCTAATATAGCAGATACGAATTCGAATATACCCGCTACCCACTCACCTTCCTGAAATCTCATAAATGAGAGCGCTAAGCCTGCAACGCCGCCTATAAACGGTATAAACTTTAATGTTTTTAGTAATTTAGGACCTATACTGGTAATAACCTTCTTTAATACGTTAGTAATAGCTTTAACAGTATACTTACCACCTTTAACTATAGCAGCGCCCATCCCCGTCTCACTACCCTTCTCTTCTGATAAATCATATAGTAACAGAGCGCCATCGATTATGTAAGATAAAGGTAGTCCTAAGCCTGTTAAACCTGCAATTGCAGATACAATTTCTAGTGTACCTCTAACCCACTGACCTTCTTGAAAGCGCATGAAAGCAAATACAAATCCTGCTAAAGCGCCTATAAATGGAATAAACTTGATTCTTTTTAACAGAGTCGTGCCTACCTTTCCAGCAGTGCCTTTAAGTAGTTTGAGAAAACTAGGTAACTTAGCTACAGCCTTCATTACAAAGCCTCCCTCACCACCAAACATTTCCCATATTGCATATGCTGCTGCGAGGACGCCTATAATACCTGCTGCAAGGCCTAAGCCAGATGATTTACCATCTGATATATTATCAGTAGCTAGTTTACCAGTACTTACAGTCTCTTTTGCCTTTGATAGTATAGTCGATGGTTTTGATGTATCTTCAGCGGACTTGTTCATCTTTTGAACATCAAAAAATGCCCGCGCCCATTGGTAACCTATATTATAAGCACGAGTTTTTTCATCGCTATTGAGAATACTCTTTACAGCTGGAAACTTATTGAATGTTGATGTATTACTAGGAACTATATTCTTATTAACAAGATTTTTCTCACTACCTGAGTCATCAAAGCCTCCTGGTATTTCAAGCCGTGTTAATATATCTTGAAGACCTATCATAAGGTCTTCAAACATGTTTACTGCATCTGCGGAATTTTTAGCCACATAAATATTTAGTCAACATCAAAGAAACTAGGACTAATTTCAATAGTCACACCGTTGATGGTCAACATCTCATTCTCTTCTGTTCTTCGCTTTTCAATAAAATCAATAATTTTTTTGTTTAGAGCGAGAGGAATAGCTTCTATGACAGATACACATTCTCTCATCTTAAGCTCGTTAAAGTTGACTTTTGTCTGGCCGAGGGTGACACTATTAATGTGTTTTATTAATTCGTGTGTATAAATACTACCAATATTCCTAGAGTTATTATCACCATTACGCTTTACCTCATCTTCAAGCTTTTTAGTAACTTCAGTCTCCCACTCTAGTGAGGGCACTTTAACATCGACACCAATACCTTCAAAGCTAAAGCTGTCTGTACCTGGTGTTTTAAACTTATAGCTCGAGATCTTCTCAGGTAGCAGGCTAATATCAATCACATCATCTTTGGCTTTGTAATTAGGTCCGAGAGCGCTTACTCGCAATGTAGTAATAATAGCTAACTTGTCATGTTGAGTAATATTTTTAACTCCTTCATTTTGAGTAATAATACCGTTAATTAATCGGGTAAATGAAATAAGTCCAGCGACTCCATCACCAACGCAAGAGATAATATCTTTCTGGTGCTTGAGGCTTAGAGGTTTAATTTCAGCAACTTCACCTGTAGAAGGAATAACTACCTTCACATTATTATTAACCGCATTTAGCTTTGAGATAAAATCAGAGATATCTTGTGACATAAAAGTATTTACTACAATGGTATCGAATTGCCAGCATCACCAGACTTATTCTCATTTGATAGCTCCTTAAGATAGAATTTTACATCCATAAGAGTAGATTTAAATAAGATATCGGCACTAATTTTACGTGACAGGTGAAATATAATTTCTCTATACGAATCAATACTATACTCACTAAAAAGAAGCTTAGCAAAGTTAAAGACATCTGATGTAAATAAATTTAGTGCAATTTTCTCATTCAGAGATTGAGTACCATCAAACAAAACTATATGCCCGACCTCGTACAATAAGTAGTGCTTTATTTCACTGAAGACAGATGGAGGTAGTAAGGAAAGTATCTTATCTTTAGATTCTTCATCTAACTTAGAGAAATGTATTACTTGACCTCCTACTTCAATAGTCTTTATAACTGTTTGAATGTCACTAACTATAGAGTTAGTAACTATCATATCATTAGGAGTATCAACAATAATTTTAATATCATCTACTACAATCATCTTACTGTAATCCTCTACTGATGTAAGCGCTTCAATTAACCTATATACAGGTATAGCTACTTGAGAAGTGGAAGATGATAGTGTTAACTCTTCACTTATAAAGAACTCTCTAGCTTTAAGTATAACAAATAGCTTATCAACACTATTTAAGCCTTTTAGGTTAAGTATATCTTCGATATAGTCTACTAACCCTTCATCATTATTATCATATATTAATCTAGATATTGTCATCACCTGCTCAAATGTGATGATAGGTATTTTTATACGTTCCCCTAAATGAGGCAATTTAACAATATGCATATTAGTATTGTATCACTTTATAATCTCTATAACCGAATGTAACAGTTTTAGCTTTAATGTCATCACTAGTATAGTTATACTGCGCACCTTCTGTATTAGTAGGAAATACATCGTAGAATACATACTCTTTTCGTTTAGACATATCCCTACCGTACTGCGTGATGTTAACGGCTTTCGCTTTCAATCCGCTGTTAATAAGCCCATCTATACTCAGAGCTATGGTCCATGGCCTGAACAGCGCAGCTTCAATATCTGAGTGCGTCTCGATAAAGTTAACAGTGAGGTTACGAGATAAAAACCCTGCACGTTTAGTTACACCATAACCTGCCATGTATGCGCCTGTAGCTCCATCTGCAATAATCTCAGATACCTCATAGTTCTCTGAAGGTATTGTAACCTCCTGCGCAACAAGTATATTACCAAGCGATTTATCTGTCCATAGATCACTAGTATTAACTCTCCAACCACTGTATGTATCTACTTTAGATAATGCACTATTAATCGCTCCAGTAATGCCACTATCTGATATTGTAACTGTCCACATCGTCTGAAGTGGTAGGAAGAAGTTTCTATCAGATGAGAACTTACTAATGAAGCTTTGTACTGGTGATGCCATATATTTTATTTATTACAAAAAAAGCGCTACGACATAATCGTAGCGCTTTATATTTATATGTTTACTATAATTAGAATTGATCGTACAAGTGATACGAAAGAGTAACTGTAAGCTTAAGAATCTCACCGTTACCATCAGCGATACTATAATCAACAGGATTAATGTTTCTTATTGAAGCACCGATTAATGTGATAGTAGATGTTTCTTCTAGCTGTCTGTTAAGAACAGATAGAACGATTACACTCTCTCTACCTGGCATTTGATATTCACCAGTAGATGTAGCATCGTTAAACACTGTTCTTGAAGCACTTTCAAACTTCTTACGTAACTCGATAGCTTCATCATGATAGAATTCAATCTGATAGCCTTCAGAGTTAGGATATGTCGAAGCGCCGGGTACATTGAAGTTTTGACCAAAGTATTTAGCCTGCTTGTTTTCAATGTTACGACCTGGTAGAGAACCAGATCTTGCATAAACAAGATCACCGTTCCCTACGAAGGTTTGTCCTGCGATAGTAACTTGCTTGATTCGAAACAAAAAGTCTCTAGCAAATTGCTTTGATGCAGCGCGTTGAAAGAAGTCTGTAATAGTAGTTGCCATATATTATATTTATTGATTAGTTAAATTATCCACCAATAATTTCTTGGAAGTTGGTGTCTGTTCTAGTAGCTATGAAGTTAAGAAGAATAAACTCGCTAGCACGTACAGGCTTGATGTAGAAATCAACTACTAGCTCGTTATTATCAATAACTTGCGGAGTATTGTTTCTTTCATCGCATACAATCAAGTAGTCGTATACACCTTCTGTGTTCTTAGCTCTATCAAAGATAGGCACAAGAGCATTAACAAGTCGTGTACGGGTAAATGTTGTATTAGGTTCGAATACGAAGAACTGAGATAGTTTCTTAGAAGGTCTTTCAAGTGCAAGGAACAATCTACGAACATTGATTCTATCGAAGGCACTTGGCTTACGATTGAGTGTCTTCTGACCGTAGATTACATTACCTTGTGCTGGGAAGAATGCAACAGGGTTAATATTAGTTTTGTATAGCTCATCGCGTTGCTTCTGATTAGGAGTAGATGCAAGCTCAAGAACATTAGTTACAAGACCATTGGTAAATCCAGCAGGTGCAATCCATGGGAATCTAGCTGCATCAGTACGTGCATAAGCAGCTGCAGCGTAGCCGGAGAACGGTACCCATACTTGTTGACCAGAGCTTGGATCATATGTCTTGCTCCAGTTTGCATAAGTAGCTGCATATGATGTATTAGCAGTAGAGTACAAGTGTCTCAGAGCCCAGTAAATATCTCTCTGATAGATTGAGTTCTTATTAGCTGCTATCTTATTGTTAGTACCAGTAACGAAGATATGACGTAGTGGATCCGCAATAAAGATACAATCACCACGACCACCACCGACATAACCAGGTGAGCAGAAGTTTGCAAACTTGTTGAAGATTGTCATGTAGTTATTACGAAGAGTAACACCATCGTTGCTAGGTGTACCAGTTGTTCTTAGACCAGATACTTGAGTAGCAAGGTTTGTGTTATAGTTAGTCTCGTCGTAGTATGCAGTTTGAGCACCAGAAGCAGCAGCGTAGATTGTACCTAAGCCAGCTTCAACAACAACGTCTAACTCATAGATATCATCATTACGAACCGAATCAAGTGCACGATCAAGCTTAGTTGGAATATCTCCAAGATCTTTTGTATTAGCTGCAACACCAGTGTAAGCACCTAGCGGGTAAAGGTTATCAGCAAAACCTAGAGTAGCAACAAGAGAGTTAAGTGTGCTTGTTGATACACCTGAAGTCGTCTGATTGTTGTTATCGATAAGCGATTTTGTCAACACACGAACTTTTTTAAGTGGAACACCATCTACACCTAAAGAAGATGTACCAAGTCTGTTAGAGATAAAATCATTAACAAGAACTGTAGTGTTACGTGAATTTTCATCAGTACTTTCAAGGAAGTAGCTAATAGCAGGTCCACCTTTTTCATCATTGATAGTTTTGAAGTAATCGATCGAACCAACTACTTTTTCATCAAGAACATAATCAAGTTTGAATGCTTCAGTTGAGAAAAGTGATTTACGAAGTTTAAATACACCGATGTTAAGTAAGTCAGCATCTTGTGTTTCGCTTGGTTGATAATCTGTAAGATTCTCCATCACTTGCGAAATACTGTTCGAAGCACCATTAACTGCTGCAGTAAGTTGGAACTGAAGTGTACCAGTTGGAACAGGTATGTATGTTGCTGTAGAAGTTAGGCTTGAGTTAAGTGTATTAACTCCAGTGATACTATTGAATGTTGTACCAGGGTTAAGGTTGAAGTTATCACCAATACCAATATAGTAACCTTCAAACTGATCATTAATCGCTGTTTGTGATTTATTAAGAATAACAACACCAGCTTTACCAAGATCGCTTAGATTGCTGAACGATGTACTTGCTGAAGCAGACCATGTAAATGCAGATCCCTCGATTATTGACTGATACTGAGTGTCAGTAAGTTCCATGTGTGTAGGTGAACCTAAAACATATGTACCTGCAGAAACACTAAGGGTATTGGATGTAGCACTAGTAGAAGATGTAACAGTAGAGACTGGATATACAAGAGCAGAATACTTTGTTGCAAATCCATTACCGCTTCCAAGGCCGTATGGCAATCTTGATGTATAAATGTTAGAAGGAGAGTTAAGAAGCTCTCTAATTGTATGGTAGAAGTATCTCTCTGCAGAGTTAGTTGGTGTACCGTAGATTAACTCAAGTTCATCACGTGTTGTGATCTTAAGCACTTCATCTGACGGGCCTTGATTCGCAAATCCGGCTACAAATACAGCAGTACCTACATTATTAGGTGCTACAATTGATAAATCGCGCTCCCTTACTTCAACACCAGGAGATAAAATTGTTCTAGTTGACATATACAATTATTTATACGTCTTTAGAATCTTTTTCGTTAAAACGCTAGCTTATCTACATGCATCTGTGAGTATACAAACGTGAAACCACTTACTATCTCACCAGATTCTTGGTAGTTGTAATCGATAGCATTAATTGATGTAGGAAATGCTTTTGTATACTTAAACGATATACGCTTGTTGTTATACTCATCCAAACCATATATTGTCATATCAGTTTGATAATCATTAAAATTAGAATCTATCCGGATGTTGTCAGCGTTATATCTACCCTCTTGTTGATCGTGTAATAGATTTAACCACTGATAAATTACCCAGTAGTTATTGTACTCATTATCAATAGTAAACTTAACATTAACAGGAGGATAAGAATTCTTAGAGTGTGATGATATATACAGTGTATTACCAGCATATCTATTCTCTACAGCTGGTACAGTAATTTCAGGTACCATTGAACCGAACACTGCGAACTGAACAGCATCAGGTTTAACTGATCTACCATCTTCCTCACTATTTATTGTCTTTGAAAAAGTCTTTAGGATAGGAGGTACATCGAACACGAGTAAAAACTTATCTACTCGTGACTTGTTTAATATAGATTGAGGAAGAGTGTTAATCATCTCTTTTATTTATACAGTAGTCCACCCTTCCTGTTGCAACCATTCCATTTCAGCAACCTGATCAGAATCGCCCATACCGAATACAATTGGTGATAGAAATGTGTTGTTCTCACCCACTACTTCAAAGTCATTATAGATAGAGGTAGGATCTTCAAATAGAGCAACGCCATAATCAATAGGTAGTAACGCTGATGGTTTACCGTGTTCATCAACTTCAACTATTTCGAAGTATCGCTCTGTAATCTCTTTCTCGAGAACAAACAAGGCCCACATTGATGACATTACTCTGTCATCATTATAGCCCGATTTTGCTCTCCATACACCGTTAGGATATCTAACAAAGTCTTTAAACTCTTTGAGTGTCTCAATATCTCTGAAAGTTACAGTTCTGAGCTCGTTAACAAAGTATCTCATGTTACGTACACCCATCGATTTGGTATTGGTGTGAGCAATCATACCCATTTGAGGCTTTGCGCGTCCAGCAACTTTAGCTCCATGTGAAACTACCTTTGTATAGCCAAGGTCAAATGCAAGTCTATCAACAACTTGAGCTCCGCAGTTATTACGCTCAATCAAAGCTAGAGGCGATCCCCAGTTCTTAAGTATAGTATGGAGCTTATTAGAAAATTCGAGAGGAGGAATATTTCTATTATGGTATACAGCTACTTGTTTAATATCTCTAAGGTCAGTTATATCAAATAGCTGTATGACGCTAGCGTCGAGACCTACACCTTCAGAAATATCAACACCAGCGATATAAACCTTAGATGCATCTGGCTCTTCCCATATTTTATAATGTCCTTCATCTAATATAATAGGCGCAATTGAGCATTTTTGAGCCATATCTGCAAATAATGCCTGATCTATAGAGGACTCTCCAGATGAGAGGAATTGGCAATTAAACTCCTGCTCCCAGTCTTCTGCTGATCCAAGAGTCTTTTTCGTAGTCTCAGCCCATTTCTCATCTCTACCAGGTACCTCATTCCATAGAATTTTATCATGAGCCCAGCCATTCTCACCCTTCTCAGCTCCATCATATAACTTATAAAATAAGTTATCAGTGCCATTTGCTGTAGAACACACAAATATCTTTGATTTCTTTGATGATGAGATAATCGGGAAGACGGATTTCCAAAATTCATCCATAAGGTGAGGTTCAATGTGACCCATCTCGTCAATAACAACAACATTCACAGACTGGCCCCTAGCTGCAGATCCTGTTGTAGTTGATATACCTATACGACTACCATTATCTAGTGTCATTGAAGTCTTACCGTATTCTTTAACACCCGGTTTCAACCAAACAGGTAATTCTTCGAATGCTAGTCGCACACGTTGAAAGATCTCAATAGCAGTAGCCTCTTTGTTAGCTACAAGAAGTATTCGTTGATCATCACAAAAACACGCTTGCCAGAGAACATATATGGTCATCATCGTGCTATTGTGTGTTGGTATATAGTGCTTACCTGCAAGGAATAGGCTATCATCACTATCTACAGTTATACATCGTACCGGTTGCGATTGAATTAGTTCGACATTTTTAATATAATGCCATTGAGCTCGCAACTTGGTATTGTTTTGCTTATCTCTGTGCTTTATACGCGGCTTCTTAAAGCTGAGATAACACACATCCTCTATTGGTGTAAATGTTATCGATTTTGCTGGAGCGCACTCTACACCATTAAGCTTCGGTATATACTCTTTCTCTGTAACTTTGTAGCCTAGACTCTCTACTAACTGTCTTACTTGGGTAACAAGAGTCTTATTCGTATTGTAAAACTGACAAACACCTGTTTTAGATACATATCCATCACTGTCTACTAAACCTTGCAACAATTCCAGTCTTTGCTCTCTACTTGATTGCAAATATTCCTGTGGTATATGTTTATTGTTTATTAAATTAGATTGTTTTAGTATAGCTGATAAGCTTTTAGATTTGACCTCTGTCTGTACGGTTGGTCTCAGTGTGAAAACTTTTGTCCTATATTCTTTTACGATAAGTTTATTAAATTGCTTGTCTGATTGAAGTCTCTCTACTATCTCTGTTATATCTCTCGATCCAACTGTAATACTTCCGCTAGCTGATGCTCCATCCCCTAACCATAGACCTAAAACATAAGGAGATATAGGAAGATCTTTATACACACCATCTACACCTGTAATGCACGTTGGAATTCTATGATTTGGTTCATTTCCATATGTGTTGAGAGTCTCAAGTATATCTCTTGTTGTTTTTACACTCCCAGGTATATTATGCCTTCTATCATCTCGCGTCTGCGTAAACCATAAATGTTCGCTATCAGCTACAATTTCATCACCATTATCAAAAGTAATCTTATAACACTCTCTATTGTATAGTGTATCATGAGCCTTAACAACATTGCACGGCTTGCCATTCAGCCCATAAACTTTATCACCATCTTTTAATTCACCCATCGTCGTCCATCCACTAGGCGTCGGTATTGGTGTATCTAGTGCCAGTGCTTTACCGATCTGTCGAGATGCTAAAAGAATAAAGAATCTATTATCACGCATCTTACGTACAGCTCGTTTTTGGCATGAGTGTAGTTTAATTTTCTCTCTACCTCTATCTAGATTAACAATAAAGAAGAAGGATTCTGCGAAATATAAGATGTTTTCTTTCGCTTTTTTTATCTCCTTTATCATCCATGGCTCGTAGCTAATAACTGCATCTGCAGCAGGTAAATTTGGATTTCCGAGGTAAAACTCTGTTTTGTCTGTCTTTTTGGCCATAAAGGTATAAATATACTTATGTCTAAAAGCGACTTTTTTAAAATCGGTCAAATATATAGTGAATCTCTCAATCAAATGAAGAGTAAGATTAAACACAATAATAAGGTTAAACCTGGTGAAATCGGTGAAGCGCCTCTCATTAAAGGAGGCCCTGATGATACAGAAGGATATGTTAAGAAAGTGGTTGATAGACGCGACTCTGAGGATGATAGTGATAATCTATATGATATCGATGTTTTATCTCAGCCTGATTATGATACCGTCAAAAAAGATGGATCAAAAACTAAGAAGAAAAAACTGACAACAGAATCACAAAAAATGGCAGAAAGAAGTATAAATAATTTTATGAGAAAAAAATCTTTGTTTGATAGACTCTACGAAAATGTTATGACCCCAGGTGCTCCTGAAATGGGTGGTGAAATGGGCGAAGCTGAAGAACTCGATGCTCTCGGCATTGACGATGAAGGTGATGTTGATGTTGATATTGCTAGTGAAGGTGAAGTTACATTCACACTTGACCGCGCAACTGCACAAAAGCTTCACGATGTTCTTATGAGTGTTCTTGAAGGTGGTGAAGAAGACCTCGGCGACGAAGGTGACTTCGACATGGAAGACGAAAATGCAGATGACGACTTTAATGCTGATGACTTCGGTGATGAAGACGAAGAAGAACTTGGTCACACTCTTGTCAATGCTAAACAAGTCGACATGGGTAAGAACAACAAAGTTGGGACTCTTAAAGTTCAATCCGGCGGTGCTAGCTCTGCATACACAGACAAAGTAGGTAACGACGGTGACTATGGTCACGCGCTTGTTAATGCTAAGCAACCTAACATGGGCAAAAGCAACAAAGTTGGTAAGCTTAAAGTAGGCGGTTCTCTTTTTGAGCAATAATTTTAATTAAGACAAGGAATTAAGAGACGGGCTTGGTTGTATAACCAAGCCCGTTTTGTATAAATATAGATATGACGAGTTTTAAAGAGTACTACCTACTTGAATATGCAAAGAAGGAAAACGCACTGCATAGTGGACTAGTATCCCTTAAATCAGGTATTAACGGCAAGTCTTATGATCGTATGCACATGAGAAAAAATATTAATACCGTTAGAAAGGAATATAAACCTCGTTACGATATTCCAACAGGTAATATATCAGGTCAAGTATTACTAAACTTACTTAAATCTTATAATATAACTTTTCAACCTGGAGAAACCAAGCATCTAGGTAATTCTTCTTCTACTGTAGAAATGTATATCGGTCAAGATGGACAGCAGTATGGTAAGGTAACAACTAAATAACTTATATGGGCTGTAATACATCAAGATCTGAGTGCACTATTGATAGTGTGTTTGCCGCAGTCGCAAACCCAAATTGCGGTCAATTATTTAACCCTGCAAATCTAATGGGTGAGCAGTTAGTTTATGATATGGCTTTTAAAGACCTCATAAACAACTTTGGTATTCCAGTTAATTACTATATTCACTCTTTTAGTCTTTCAGCGTGCGATACCTTTTATGGCTCGCAACCTACAGCCGTATTTTATGGACCTGTTCCACTCATGATGTATATTGAGCTAACAGATGGTGCAATTAAGCTCTCTAAGTTTGGTTTTGCACCTGATGATGAGTTTACAGGGTTTGTGCATATACAAACATTCGAAGATGAAATAGCAAACAGAGACTTTTATATTCGTACACAGACTGGTGCTTTATCTAGCTATGAAGCGTATCGCTCTTATGTACAAGCTCAATCAGCTACACCAGGATTTAATTTTCCTGCTAACATTGATTCATTAACACTCGAAACAGGTGGCTATGACTTTAGTACAGCACGTTATTCAGCACAAGACGTGTATACATCTACAGGTCAATCTGTCGAACCAAAGTCTGGTGATTTGATCGAGGTATGGCCGTTAGGATGTGATAGACCTAATGGTAGAGGAGCGAAAATCTATGAAGTTACAGAGAGAACTGACCAAGATGTAGCTACACTTAACCCAGTACTTGGTCACTATGTTTATAGATTACGTGCTAAGAGATTTATGTACTCATTCGAACCTGGCGCGCCTCTCGAGAAGCAAAATCAGCAAGTTTACGACAATGCTTTCTCAGGTATTATATCGTCTACTATACCTGGTGTCTCAGCATCACCTGCTAAGTCATATCCAGGTAATATAAACGCAATATCTAAGGATGAAGTATTTGATATGTCTGTTAACAATACAGACATATATGGAGAGTACTATTAAAGTCTATCTCCTACAATAATATTATTATCTACTACTGTAAAGTTGTGTGTAGGTTGTTTGAGATCAACTTGAACATTATTAACAGTAGCAACATCAGTAATAAACTCGGATAGCTCTTTATGCATTGCAAAGATAGCTGGTGCTTGATCTCCAAGCTCATTTAGGATTTCTTGAGGAGTAAAGCTATCGTTTGCCCATACAAGATCAATACCTCTACGCTGTACATGAACTAAATTATTAAATGTATCGCGGGTTATGTTTACAATGTTATTTGCGACAGCTTTGAGTCTCTGTTGTCTCATTTCAGGAGTTACAGGAGCAGCGGAAAGAATTTTGTTATCAGTTAAGATTGACATATATGATATTTATAGTTAGACGTGATGATATGTCTACTCTTTCCAAAACTCATAGCCTTTTAATGTTTTACATATATCTTCTCCCAAAATCTCATTTGCTTTAGATATTGAAGGTATGATAGAATTTTTTATTGTATGTAAATCGATGTAATTATATACTGTATCGTCCTCTGGTGTTTTATTGACTATATTATTAAAATCGTGTTCAATTTTAGGAATATCCAAAAATTCCCAAACTCTATCCATAACATATTTTGGATTGTGTGTAAGGTAATCGTAATCAATCAAAAGAAACCTATCGCTATAACCTCTTAAAAATGCATCTTTTAGAATTGCATATGCTGCTCCGACTTCACCTTCTAAGCTACCCCAGTGTTGAACCCTACCTTGAGTTGTCACACATTGAGGCATCGGACCTTGAGGTGGAAATTTATACGAACCTTTTCTGTATAAAGACTCGAAAGAAGCTAAAACATCTTTTATATCTCTTACAGGAGCGATAATTTTAACTTTTTTACCTGTTATCGCTTCGATCATCTCTATATTATGACCCCATGCTCTCGATTTATCAAAGATAAATGGTTTATCGGTGTTGTGATAATTATAAAGAATCGTATTGAGTATTCTTTTCAAATTTTCGTCAGCAGAAGCATTTTTATCAGCACGGTGTTCCAGTATGTTAGACCAAGAAACCTTAATACTGTTTAATAAATTTGGTAATCCAGAAGTAGGGGTACAGAATACATTTTCATTCTGTGCCAATAAGTTCATGAGTAGTGTGCTACCAGATCTTGGTAGACCACCAACAAAAAATATTTCTTTCATCTCAAGATTTAGTCTGAATTAGACAGAAAGCAAAGCTATCTTTTTAAGGACACCGTTTACATTTACAACCAAAGAACCATCGGCTGTTGTTGATAGCGGAACTGACGATGATCCAAGAACAAATTGATTACGTGCGGTAGGGACAGCACCAGTGCCTAAAGCAATACAACCAGATAAAGATGCTCCAGAATTAGAACCAATAAAGATAGAATTATTTGCATTTGTCGCACTACTACCAGCATTAAGCCCTATAAAAATAGAATTATTCGCATTTGTCGCACTACTACCAGCATTCCGCCCTAAGAAATTAGAACTATTTGCACTTGTAGCACTAAGACCAGCTTTATATCCTAAGAAATTAGAACTATTTGCACTTGTAGCTCCATCGCCAGCTTTATATCCTAAGAAATTGGAAAAACTTGCACTTGTAGCACTATGACCAGCGCGTTTACCTAAGAAATTGGAATTAGCTGCAGTTGTAGCATTAAGACCAGCATAAGATCCTAAGAAATTAGAACTATTTGCACTTGTAGCACCATCACCAGCTTTATACCCTAAGAAATTAGAATTATTTACACTTGAAGCACTATGACCAGCGCGTTTACCTAAAAAATTGGAATTACTTCCATATGTAGCACCATAACCAGCTAACTGACCAAAGAAATTAGAGTCATTTGCAAATTCAGCATTCTTACCAGCTTTATATCCTAAGAAATTGGAAAAACTTGCAGTGTAAGCACCATCACCAGCATTCCGCCCTAAGAAATTGGAATTATTTGCAGTTGTAGCATTAAGACCAGCATTATATCCTAAGAAATTGGAATTAGTTGCAGTTGTAGCACTATCACCAGCATTCGTCCCTAAGAAATTGGAATTAGTTGCACTTGTAGCAAAATTACCAGCATTATAACCTAAGAAATTTGAATTAGACGCACCTGTAGCACCATTACCAGCACCATTACCTAAGAAATTTGAATTAGACGCACCTGTAGCACTAAGACCAGCACTCTCACCTAAGAAATTAGAATTAAATGCAGTTGTAGCACCATTACCAGCATAAAACCCTAAGAAATTGGAACTATTTGCACTTGAAGCACTATGACCAGCTTTATACCCTATGAAATTGGAACCACCTGCATTTGTAGCAAGATTACCAGCACCATTACCTAAGAAATTAGAATTATTTGCACCTGTAGCACCACTACCAGCATTCTTACCGACAAAAAAGCTATCAGCGCGTGTTGCGCTAATCGGTAAACTGCCTATGTTGATCGCGCTTGTAGCAAATGTTTGCGTACCAGTGAATGTATTTTTGGCACTAAGAGCAGCATATGCACTTAATGAATTATTAGTAGCATATGCACTTAGGGAGTTTGTTCTAGCATATGCGCTTAGTGAATTATTGACAATATACGTTGAAATTGAACTAACAGCACTACGCACGGTTGTCCCGCCCTGTACAACAACGATAGTGTTACTCCCCGAGAGAGGCTGTGCGATTGGTAGTTCGGAAATTTTCGGCATAACATTATTTATTGATCTTTTGCATTTTAACGCTATAATATTCTTAGATGGTTAAATTTGACAAAGATTCGCATACCTATACTAATGTAATTACAGATGAGAAGTATATTTCTGTAACTACACTACTAGGTAAGTATGTAAAGCCATTTGATTCTGATTATCATGCAGAGAGAGTCGCAAAGCGGGAAGGTGTATCAAAAGAGTTTATACTTAATATATGGAAGCAGCAAAACGATAATGCGAACGAGAGAGGTACTAAAATCCACGAAACGCTTGAAGATTACATCGGTGAAGGTATAGCTGATAGTTCCTATGGATGGTTGTATAGTACGTACGAAAATGTGTGTGCAGAAACTATTAGTAAGTTCAATAAAGTCTATACAGAGTATATGCTACATAATCACGAGTATAAAATAGCAGGTACATCAGATCTGATTTATGATCATGGCGATACATTTACGGTCGCAGACTTTAAAACAAACAAAGAGTTTAAGTTTGAGAACAAATATGATGAATATCTATTAGATCCTGTGTCTCATATAATGTATAGTCAGTTTACTGTTTATGCACTTCAATTATCTCTCTATGCATATATGCACGAGCTTATCACAGGTAAGAAGTGTAGAAAGCTCGTATCCTTCTATCTAAAGGCCGATAAAATCGTACCATACCATTTTAATTATTTAAAAACTGATATTATTAATATACTCGAGCATTACAGACTAAATAGCTGTAAATGAAAAAAGAAGTAGTTTTAAAGAAATTAGAGAGTTATATCGAAAAAATACAAGACACAGTTGATGATATCTCGTCATTGCTTGAGCTTGATATTGATGATGAAGAGCTAGCTGAAATGTCTGTGTTATTTAAAGAGCAAATAGAGTATGCAATTTCAGAAAATACCGAATGTAATTATAATGATATTATTGATTATATAAGGGAAAATTTATGAGTTGATTTTTTTGAATTATAGTTATAATTGTTTTATGTTAAATGTTTTAATTATAGGTAAAGGCTATGTTGGTAGTGAAATTAACAGGCTCTTACAAAGGTGTAGTATTCATTTTAAATCGCGTGACGAGTTAGACTATCACGATCAAGGTATATTGAGAAAATATATTGCTAATAATAATATTAAGTATGTTGTTAATTGTTCTGGCTTTACGGGTAGACCGAATGTCGATGAGTGTGAAGATAGAAAGGAAGAGTGTTCACTACTTAATGTATTTGTACCTCTTAAGATTGCGGAATCATGCAAAGCGCTTGATGTAAATTATATTCATATCTCTTCTGGCTGTATATACAACGGATATGAGAAACTGTATACAGAGGGAGATGTACCTGATTTCGGTTTTTATAGTAGCGCATCTTCTTTCTATTCGAAAACAAAGCATCTTTACGAGATTTTAACTACTACAGGTTTAACACTTAGAGTCAGAATGCCTTTTACACCGTATCTAAGTGACCGTAATTATCTGAGTAAGTTGATTAAGTATGATACACTTCTTAATTTAGTAAACTCAAAAACATATCTACCTGATGTGTGTAGCTTTATTCAATACATTATCGATAAAGAAGTCTATGTTAATAATATAGGTCCTCTTAACTTTGTTAATACTAAGCCGCAATCAACAAAGGCTATTGTACGAAAACTTGATAATTACGATCTAATCAACGCAAGCGAGAAAGTATTCGTTGATAGTGTAGAGGATATCAATACAAAAGCAGGTAGGTCAAACTGCATACTATCTATAGACAAGCTCAATAAACTGTTTCCAGAATTTTATCTGCAAACAGAAGAATCTGCTCTTAACGAAGCATTATCAACTATATCACAAGCATAATGACAAAAGGTATTGTCCTCGCAGGAGGTAAGGGTACTCGTCTCTACCCTTTAACACACTGTATTAGTAAGCAATTACTACCGGTATATAATAAGCCTATGATATACTACCCTCTTCAGACACTGAAGGATATGGGTATTATTGATATACTAATTATTACTGCAGATGAGACGCAATGCAGGCTTTTTCAATCACAACTTAAAGACGGTAGTCAGTATGGGTTAAATTTATCTTACACGATACAATCTGAGCCGAATGGTTTACCGGAGGCGTTTATTATTGGAGAGAAGTTTATAGGTGATAGTGATGTTGTCTTAATACTTGGTGACAATGTGTTTATCTTAAACGCTCCGATTAGTTCTGAACCAAACACTATATTTACATATCAGGTGAAGGACCCTACTGCATATGGTGTTGTAGATGTAGAAGATGGTCGACTCAAAAGGATTGTCGAGAAACCAAAAGAATTTGTGTCAACAAATGCTGTTGTAGGGTTATACTCCTTTACTAACGAAGCTGTAAGGCTCGCTAAGGAACTAACACCATCAGCTCGTGGCGAACTAGAAATTGTTGACTTAATAAGGAACTTAAATAACATTGAGAATGTAAAGATTAAACCGCTTGACGGATTTTGGTTTGACTGCGGCACTCATCAAGACTTACTAGAATGCGCTAACTTAATAGAGGCGATTGAACACAGAACGACACGTATAATAGGACTAAGCTAATGTATAAAAAAAGAATAATTGTAACAGGAGGATTTGGATTTATTGGTTCTCATGTAATTGAAGAGCTACTTAATCGAGGAGATATTGAAGCTATTGCAAATATCGATAATCTATCTATTGGCTCTAACACAGAAAATGTGGCTTATGACGATCGATTGGTTCATTTTGTAGCGGATATCGCGAAAGAGGGTACTGTTCATAGTATTATTAAGTCGTTTAAACCTACTCATATTCTTCATCTTGCTGCACAATCTCATGTAGATCGTTCAATTACTACACCGATGTCATTTGTAGAGACGAATGTTGTTGGTACAGCAGTATTACTTGAAGGGTTGCGACAATTTGCACCTGGCGCTAAGTTTGTTCATGTATCTACTGATGAAGTATATGGCCACTTAACGTCGATCGCAGATAAGCCCTTCAATGAAGATACTCATCTCGATCCGCGTTCGCCTTATTCCTCTTCTAAAGCATCTTCTGATCTAATTGCATTATCATATAGAAACACATACAATCTAGATATCACTGTTACGCGTTGCTGTAATAATTATGGTGAAAGACAATTTGATGAGAAGTTTATTCCTACCATTTTACGTAGCATTATTGCAGGTAACAAAATACCAGTTTATGGTCAAGGAAATAATGTTAGAGAGTGGATTTATGTAAAAGACCACGCTAAAGCAATTATTGAAGTAGCGTTTAACGACTATCAAGAGTGGGTGTACAATATTCCAGGTGTAGAGAGATTAACTAACTTAGAGCTTATTAATGTTATTGTTGGTATTATTGAGGATAAGTTTCCAGAATATAAACAAGAGGAATATATTGAATTTGTGGCGGATCGACCAGGTCACGATCTATGCTACATGCTCGAAACAAACTATAATGATATTAGATCGATTAATGCGCAGCAAGACTTTTATGCGGCAATGACGAAGGTTGTTGAGTTTTATGCGGCAAAACTTACATCTGGTTGCTTATAATGAACTTCGTTATAATAAGTTGTAATGAGACTTGTAAGATTAATATCTACCGTTGACGTAAATGATTCAGAGCAAAAAGGTGTAGTGTATGATTATATCTATACAGTTGATACTGAGAAAAAAGTTGCTATATTTAATGATGTCATAAGATATATTACTGATGCGGCTAGTAAATTGCAGGCCTCTCCTATGAACGAGTTGCAAAAAAGTTTCTTAATTAATCTCTTTTTGCAGAGCGATTATATTGAACCTAAATATTATTTTTTACACGGCGAATAAACAAGATGAAAGAATACGAGAGTATTATTGGTAAGTATCGATTTAAACTTGATGCTCAGATGAATAAGATAGAAGTGTATTGCGAGACTAAAGGTGTAGAGCCTATAGCTCTTATACAGGTTAAGCAAAATCTATCAGAGAAAGAATTCCATTATGAAATAATGCAATGGGCTTACGAAAATAACACAATTTAAAAAAATATGTACTGTAACTGTGGAAATAAAATTGAAGAAGCTCGTTTAGAGCTATCGCTAACTGTATGTCGAATTTGCGCATTTCAGCAACCAGATACTCGGCCGAAAGGTCGTATGGTGTATACTGGTAAAGTTGGTGGCGAAATTGAGATCCTTTCTCATAGTGTGTGGAATGAGAATAAATCACGCTTTCAACCTAATGGCGCGCGTAGTGCAGTGAAAAACTTTAGCAAGAATACGTGTAGTTAACGAACTACATTATAATAATAAAGATGGAGACAGTTAAAACAAATTTACTGCTTGTCCTTGGCGACACGCACGGCGAGTGGTCAACCTTATTTAACTACCTTGAACGTATTAACTGTAGTGATGCAGTTATATGCCATGTAGGTGATGTAGGTATCGGCTTTAGAGGTATTAAAAAGTTAGAGGTTGGTTCACTGCAAGTTATTAACGATATGTTAGCTGAGCGCAACATTGTGATGTATGCAATTAGAGGTAATCACGATGACCCAGCCTACTTCGATGGATCGCATAACTTAAGTAATCTCAAATTGCTACCTGATTATACTCTAATGAATATTAACGGTGAACACTTTCTGTTCGTTGGAGGTGCTGTAAGTATCGATAGAAAAAGTCGCACTATTCATAAGTCATGGTGGCCTAATGAAGTGCTCGTGTTAGACGAGAGTAAGGTCGAGCAATGCGATGTACTTATTACTCATACAGCTCCTAGCTGGATTGGACCAACAGATAAGACAGGGATCAAACACTACTCTGATATAGATGAATCGTTGTGGTCGGAGTGCGTTGAAGAACGCGCTACAATAGATAAACTTATTAATTTAACAAAGCCGAAAAAACATTATTGCGGCCACTTTCATGAGAGTGCTCTTGCGAAAAATAATGGATGTATATCAAGAATTGTTAATATTATGGAACTCGTTGAACACAATTATAAAGTAGAACAACACAATTTATGGAAAAAATAGTAGCAACATCAAAAACATGCGGACCGTGTCATGTTCTCAAGGCAAGATTAACTAGAATGGGTATCACTCCTGTGTTTAAAGATTCATCAAATCCTGATGATATTCCATGGTTTCGGAAACATTCTATTCGTAATATACCGTGTCTTGTAATTGAAGACGATAAGGGCGACATTCAGATAATTCAAGGTTCAGAGGAAATTATCGATAACCTTAAAGCCGACCTCA